CCGAAGGCATGCAGGCCGCCATCGACGAGATCAACAGCAAGATCGGCGCGGCGGAAGCACAGCGTGAGAGCATCACGATCCTGCTGTCTGCCATCGAAAGCGCAGTGCGTGTGATCGAAGCGGAGCCCGAGCAGCTTGAGCTGCCGTTCACCGAGGATGTCGTCGCATTCCCTGTGCACGGAAGCAACTGAAGCCCCCAATAGCCCTGTGTCCTTCCGCAACAAGAAGGGCGCAGGGCCTCTTTTTCCCCATACCTGAACCATGAATCCTGAAACCACTACATACGCCGTCGACTTCGAGTCCTACTACGATGCCGACTGCTCCATCAAGACCCTCGGACCCCGAGGCTACTTTTCACACCCCAACTTCGACGCCTACATGGTTACCGTTGTTGGCGACAACGGCTACAGCTACGTCGGCTGCCCTCGTGCCTTCGACTGGTCCCTGCTCGATGGTGCCGTTGTTCTTTCACACAATGCCTCCTTCGACGAATCGCTCTACCTTTACGGCGTGGAGCAAGGCTGGTTCTCCCGCTGTGCGCCTTCGGCATGGCACTGCACCGCGGACATGACTGCCTTCCTTGGTTTGCCAAGGGCCCTGAAAAATGCGTCCGCCGCCGTGCTCGGTGCCGAGGTGGACAAGAGCGTCCGCGACAACATGAAGGGCAAGCGCTGGGAAACCATGACCCCCGAGTTCCGCGCCGAGGTCGCCGAATACGCCCTGAAGGACTCCGAGCTCTGCTTGCAGCTATGGCAAGCGTTGCAGGAACGGTGGCCTGCGCGTGAAAGGAAAATCAGCGCCCTGAACCGCAGGATCGGCCAGCGCGGGCTTCCAATGGATCTGGACCTCCTGAAGAAGAATCTGGAGACCATTGGGCTTGCGATCTTCGAAGCAGAGCAGGCGATCCCTTGGACGAAGGACTACACCCCACTCTCACGCAAGGCGTTCAATGAGCAGTGCCGCAAGCAGGGCATCACACCCCCATCCTCACTGGCACAAGACAGCGAGGAAGCCGACAAGTGGTTCGCCGAGCACCAGCAGGCCTGCCCGTGGGCGCGCGCCGTGCAGAGCTACCGGCGCATCAATTCCTTTACCCGGAAGCTGGAAGCCTTTGACGCGGGCACGATGCCGGATGGGCGTTACTATGGGGGACTGATGTATTGTGGAGCCAACCCGACAGCGCGCTTCAGCGGCAGTGGTGGCAACCTGAACCTGCAGAACCTCCCGCGTGAGGAAACCTTCGGCGTGAACTTCCGACACATGATCCGCCCTGCCGAGGGGCGTAAGCTTGTGGTGGTCGACCTTGCCCAGATCGAAGTGCGCACGCTGTTCTGGTGGGCCAAGGACCAGAAAGGGCTGGAGATGATCCGGCAGGCCCCTGACATCTACGAGGTGATCGCGATCATTCTCGGCATGCACGATCCAGCCAACGGGTCGCTCAAGGACAACAAGCCGCTCCGGCAGAAGGTCAAGGCGATGGCGCTCGGGTGCCAGTTCGGTCTTGGGCCGGATGGCTTTGCGGCCTACAGCGGCATGTCTTTGCCAGAAGCAACCGACGCGGTGAACCTCTACCAGAGCCGGATGCGCACGATCACCAAGTTCTGGGACCAGCTCAGGGAAGACATGGTGATGTCGTCCTCGCTCGGGGAGCCCTTGCAGATCGAGCTCCCATCAGGGCGGGTGATGAACTACGGGATCCCACGCAAGATGAAGACCGTGTCGAGCACCGGCAAGCTGCGCTTTGCGCACGTCGGCAAGATGGTCCGCAACGGGCAGCTCCGTGATTTCCGCCTCTGGCACGGACTTTTGGCGGAGAACTGTTTGTTTGAACACACTCAGGTGTTGACCTCCGAGAGGGGCTGGGTGTCCGCCAATACCGTCACGGCTGGGGAACTGGTGTTCGACGGGGAGGCGTTTGTGCGCTGCGATGGTTGGAAATCCAACGGTCGGCAGCCCGTGATCGACGTGTATGGAGTTTTCGCTACGCGGGATCACCGGTTCCTCGTGAACGGTTCTGAGTGGGTGGCTGCAGAAAAGTGTTGCGCCCTACCAGTTGGTCAGGTATCCTTACCGTATGACCCCAGCAACGCACCACATCGGGAAGAAGTATGGCCACTGCACAGTGGTGAAGCTACACCACGTGCACAGGAGACCGAGCGGCAAGACCATCTCGGTTTGGGAAGTCCGATGCGACTGCGGGGGGAAATCCCTCAAGCAGACGACCGACCTCAAGAGGATGGTGTCCTGCAGCAAGCAATGTCCCCTGTTCCTAGAGACACTCAGCGCCGCGCAGAGGACGCACGGGAAATCCAAACACCCGCTCTTCGCAGTGTGGAGGAGCATGGTGGACCGCTGCCGCCTCCCAACCCATCAAGCGTGGGCGAACTACGGGGGTCGGGGGATCAGAGTCTGCCATCGCTGGCGGGAGTCATTCCAGAACTTCTGGGACGACATGAGTCCCACGTGGGTCAGGGGCCTGACCCTCGATCGGACCAACAACGACGGGAACTACTCACCGGAGAATTGCCGATGGGCGACTCGTCGAGAACAGGCGAGGAACAAACGGACGTCGAAGGTGCCCGAGTGGGTGGCGGACCTTGCGGCCAAGAATGGTCTGGCACGCAACACGGTCTACTATCGGCTCAAGAAGGGTCTGACGATGGAACAAGCCTGTGCGCCGAAGTCGGGGACATCCTCAACTGTGGCCCCCGAAACCGGTTTGCCGTGCGTGCAGGGGAAGGAGCCCCAGTCCTGATCGCCCACAACTGCGCGCAGGGGCTGGCCCGCGACATCTTCTCTGAGATGCTTTTGCGAATTGACGAAGCGGGGCACGACATCATCCTGCACGTGCATGACGAAGTGGTGGTCGAGTGCGCTGCTGAAGAAGCAGAGAAGGTGCTTGCAGAGTGCCTTGAAATCATGTCCACTCCTCCCGCTTGGATTCCCGACATCCCACTCGCCGCCGAAGGTGAGATCCTCAACTTCTACTCAAAATGAAATACTACTACCTCAAGAACCTCTGTGCCTTCGCGACCTCTACATCGCAGGAACCTCCGACCGCACCCAACCCAATCCCGAAGTTCCCGAATAAACCCGCATACAGGGCGTGGTGTGCCAACAACAAAACGGAACACGTTTTCTACAACATGGTGGAGGGGGACAACCCCTCCGCGCGGGTCACGGCGGACAACCCACCCAACAAGATCCACGGATTCGTTGCGGACTACGACGCACCGCTCGATTGGGATCGCATCGACGAGACCCTCAAGGAGCGCCTCGGGGGGTCCCCAATGCCCACATGGAGGACCAAAACCCAGTCAGGCTACGTACGCCTAATCTGGGAGTTCGAGAAGCCGCTGCCCATTGCCCCTCAGATGGCGGCTGCTTTCTACCGCAGGCTGTCCCACGCGCTTTCCGCCTCGATTCTTTTTGCGAAGTTCGATGAGTGTAGCCTAGATCCCAGCCAGTATTTCGAATTGGCGGAAGACTGGACCCGCATCGGAGACCCTCTTCCGGAAACCTTCACGCACCCGGTGCTTTTCAAGGCATCCAGTGATGTTGTGCTGCAGTCCAGTGACACCAACATCCCGTTGGAGGACGTGGCGGCCGAGGTCAGCAAGGCCTTCCCGAACCGTTGGAGTGGGGATTTCGCCGTCGGGGCGCGCGGCCCGCTATTCTGGATCGACGACGGCATCGACCGCGAAGGCTGTCAGGTCCGCGAGGACGGGATGATCTGCTACTCGGATCGGGCGGGCAAGGGGTTCGTCACTTGGCGCGAGATCTTGGGCAAGAAGTTCGTCGAGCAGTATGAGGACAAGAAGCTTGGCTCGTTGGTCGACCAATTCTGGTTCAACGGCTCCAAATACTTCAAAATCATCTACGGCTGGCCTATGTTGATCCCGAAGGAGCAGGTCGTACTTGAGCTCCGACGCTTGGGCTTCAGTCCAAAGCTCAAGAAAGGGCAGGCGCTCTCTGAAGTCGAGCAGGCCATGCTGTATATCTGCAACGACTGCCGCGTCGATGAGATCGCGCCGGTTGTCTTTAGCGGGGAGCGGTTGGTCGAGTTCAACGGGAGTCGGATCCTCAACAACTGCAGGGCCGTGCCCGTGAAGCCCGCGGACAACGGGGACCCCCGCAACTGGCCGTGGATCCACAAGTTCCTCATCCCATTTTTTGCGAAGGATGACGAAGGTCGTGAGACTCTACCCTACTTCCTTGCTTGGTTCCGTAGGCTCTACCTTGCGAGCCTCCATCACCGCTTGGATCAGGGGCAGCTGCTGATCCTGCTGGGCCCTACAGGACGCGGAAAGACACTGCTCACAAACCAAATAGTGGGTGGCGCAGTCGGGGGCTTTGCCGATGCCAGTAAATTCCTGACCGGCGAGACCGGCTTCAACTTCTCCCTCGGCGGTGCCGCCGCGTGGGTCGTCGACGACGCCGTCTCAGCTGCCACCTACGCGGACCAGCGAAAGTTCGTCGAGCTTACCAAGCGATGTGTAGCCAACCCGCGTCTCGAATACGAGCCAAAGCACTACAACGCCATCCCGCTTCCGTGGGCCGGTCGGGTCATGATGTCCCTGAACATCGACCCCAACTCGCTAGCCGCTTTGCCCACCCTTGATACTAGCAACCGCGACAAGGTCATCGCGCTTCGGGTCAGCGAGGCGTTCCAGATGGAGTTTGGGACCAACGTGGAAAACCAATCGACAATCCGCGAGGAGCTGCCTTTCTTCCTGAAGTGGCTTTGCGATTGGCAGGCCCCCGACTACGTGCTAGGCACCAGCCGCTTCGGTGTCGCCACCTACGTCGACTCGTTCGTTGAGGCCGCCGCCTATGACAACTCCAGCCGGAGCGCGATTGCCGAGATGATCGAGTTCTTCAGCCAGAAGGTCCGCGAGCATACAAGCAAGACGGTCTGGCGCGGGACACTGACCCAGTTTCAGGTGACCCTGCACGACTGTAACGGTGGCCGCTCGGTCGGTAACAGCGTGAACCTCGAATTCATCCGGCGCGGCATGACGGTGATCGAGGAGGTCTGCCAGCACAACAAACACATCCGACCGGTCAAGAGCTTCGGCCGCGGTGGTGGGAAGATCTGGGAAATTGATCTCTCGCCCGACTACGACATTGATCAGGAGTTCACGGGATCCGCAGAGACTGCGGCGACCTGAGTCCTGAAACCGGCAGCATGAATTCATCTGCCCGACAAGTTCTTCCATCCTCTGGGTTCCTCGAACCCCTTGGGTGGAAGGACGCTTTGTTGGCGAACTCAGCAGCGGGCAACCAGCCGAGCAGCCAGAGCCGCTTGAGCGATGGCATGCAGCGCACGAAGAAGTAGCAATCGCACTTGTGCGCAAGTTTTTCACGCTGGTCCTCCGTCGCATAAATGCGAACCGCGTAGTGGGGTTCCGGTCTATTGTTGCCGGAACCGGTTTTGACATCGACCGTGCGCCCATCCGGCAGCACGATGTCGCAACTGTAGCGTGTGTCTCCGACACGTTCGCCGCCGAGATACAGATGCGCGATTCGCTCGCCGAGCATTCCGATGTTGTTGCCGGTGCCGCGCGTCAAAGAGCCATTTAGGTGCCCCATCCTACGTGCATCCTCGTAGGCTCGCAGGCGTGTATCCTTGTCTACTTTGACCTCAACCATTGCATCAGAACATGTTGGGCATGATGCTGCGCCCACCGGTGCCGAAGGGGTCGATGTTCAGGCGCGGCTGCGCGGCACCGGTCGCGGAGGCGGCCTCTTCGTCCAGCAGTTTGGTGCAGAGCTGCCAGTGGTAGTTGGCCCGTTCGAGGTCCGCGTTGTCTTCCGCGAGGCGGCCCAGCAGCCCGTGCTTGAGGGCTCCGATGTTGCTGACGTAGCAGATGTCGTCGTCGTCCTCCAGTAGCTTGAACGCTCGCTTGCAGAGAACGTGCACCACGGTTTCACCATCGGTCGCGCGATTCAAGCGGAAGCGCCGGTAGCGCGTGGTTCCGCTGTTCGGGCCGACCGTCGCGATGGTTGTTTCGGGGTCGTCCGACGTGGTGCGAATATCAAAGGGCGCAGTGAGTCCGTCGAACTTGATTGACAGAATGCTCGTGACAGTGACGCCGACCCCGAAAACCATGTCCGCGCCGTCGAGCTCAGACCGGTATACCTTGTCGCCATCAGTAGCAAGGATCTCGATACTACTACCATCCGGCGAGTCCACTGTGGGGCCCCACTGGGCCGTTCTATAGTCAGCAGCCGCAGGAGCCACGAACAGGCTGCTGACACCGGCTTCAGGCAAAAGCTTCAGCGTGGGCCAGTAGCCCGCGTCGATCAGGCCCCAGCTCAGGTCGCCGGTATCATAGTTCTGGCCCACCGACCGGAAGTCGTGCCAGAGCGCACGCACCGGCACCGGTGACCCGTCCACCATCGTGTGCAGAATGGCATCCGCGTCGTCCGGCAGCGTGACATGGGAATCCACCACCGGCAGCGAATACTGCACGGTGAGGTCCCGATAGGTGCCGGTGCTGTAGATGCGGGCCAGCACTTGGTTCAAGCTGGCAAGGAAATCGCCGCCCGCTTCCACGTAGGATCCAAGGGTGTTGCGGAGCTGGTTGGTCGTGAGAGCTGGCATGTGCGTATGCTACTTGTTCTGTTTCAGGAAATCAACTGTTCAGACG